CAAGCGAATAGTCGACATAATCTTATCGACTACAGCGCTCTCGGCCACACGCTTCATAGTGTGGTCGTACAGCGACACCTTGGCGGCAGCCTTCTGGATCTCCTTGAACGAGGGCAACCACATTTCGCGGCTAATCTGCCCGGGACCAACACCCACATGACGTGAGCCCGCGCCGTCCGCAATCAGGTCTGCGCCGTTCGGGTCTAGTGAGTAAACCTGGTCTGGGTCTAGTGACCTGTCCAGGTCCCCACGCATACGCCTAGCCAGCTCGCGTCCGGTGGCCGAAGACTCCAGTCCACCTGCGTGGATAGCCTGCTCAAACATGGACTTCTGGATAAGGCGCCGGTCAGCCAGGTCGGACACATTGAACTTGGCCGCAAGGATACGAGCCTCAGAGCGGGGCATCGTAATCTGCGCCCACTTGTAAACCATGTCAGTGGCCTTGGGGCCGTAAAAGTCCAACATCGTCTGGTCCGGGACCAGCGCGGTAAAGCGCCGTCCGGCCCGCAGGAACCGCCCACGAGATAGCGGCGCCCCAGACTGCATCTTGGCCAGCGCGTCTCCGCGCGTGGCCGCCTCGTCCAGGGTGTTAGCAACTGCGTCGTCAGGCGTGGGGAGTACCTTAGCCGCGTCTGTAGACAGGTCAACCACCTTGTCTGCAACAGCACCAACATGGCGTCCCGCGGCGTAACCAGCAACCTTGCCAACTGCATTGGCCTTGGCCGCTCCAAAGCGCGACACCGAGCCCGGCATGTAGACACCAGTCTTGGCGGGCAGGCCCCGCATGGTGCGCACTAGCGCATTCTGGTTGACCAGGTATTCGGTCAGGTCGTCCATATTCTCAATGACAGTACCCGGGTGGAACGGCTGCAACGTGTCCCCGACAACGTGATACGACTTGCCGTTGATCTCGTCCACAATGGGGACTAGATCGGGTGTGGCCGACTTAATGGCGGCAAAGGCCGCAGCCTTCTGCGCGTCTGTGCCCTCACGCATAATCTTGGCGTTGTCGAGAAGACTCTGCCAGCCGCGCTTAACAGACGCGTTGCCCGCGTCCCCAAGGATGCGCCTAATGCCCTGTTCGTCAGTAAGCGTGGGGATAGAGAGCTTGCTAAGCTTATGCGCCTTGGCCAGTTTGCCGCCAATTACAGTCGGGTCAATGAACCAAGATTCAACCGCGTCCAGCCCGCCAGACACACGGTGAAATGCCTGGCCCTTGTTCGGGTCCAGGTGCATGCCAATCGCCAGCTCACGCCCAATGGACTGGTGGCGGCTGTCAACCGAGTTAAGCAGATCTTGCCAGTGAGGATCATTGAGCGCCTCAATGCGCGCCACATTGTCAGCGTCGCTAAAGTCCGCGCCAATCTGAAAGTTCTCTGGGTGCTCAAGATAATCCTGCGCCGCGCGCACCTTGCCCGCGCCGTACTTGTCCCGCAAGTCGTCAAGAGAGTTGTAGTTCTCCTTGCCGTGGGAGAAGAACGCAATAACGCTAAGCGGGTTGTTGGGGTCATAGCCCCGCTCGCGCATGCCGCGGTCGTTCTCTGAAGCTGGGTCCATGGGGTCCAGGAACTTGCCCGGGATAATCCGGCTCAAGCCATACTCACTAACACGCACAGCACCGCGGGTAGCGTCAGCAGCAGTGTCGAGCGCGCCAAGCGTCTGCTTAATGCCGGGGGTGTCAGCCGCGTCAGCCACCAGGTGGGCAGCACCCTTAAAGGCGGCAGCCGCGTGGCCCCACAGCCCGTGAGCCTCCGGCGCCTGAACACCGGCCATGCTCTCGCCCTGCGCCGGGGCAGCCTTGCTCAGGTTAGAGGCAGCTGTCTGGGCGGCGTCAATCTGCTTAAAGATCGGGGCCGCGTCGACGTCCGCGTAATCCTCGCCCAACATCTGGAGGTACGCGCGGTCCTGATCGCTAAGGTCCATCTTGGCACCGCCAGCGCGGGCCATCCGAACCTGCTTGGTAACCTCAAGGCTGTGGATAAACCCGCCCACCAACTGAATGGTGTATCGGTCAGGGTTAACCTGCGCCATTGCGGCCGCAATGTTGGGGTGCGTGTTAAAGATGGGGTGCGCGCCCAGTACCTTGGTGTACTGAGCAACGAGGTCCGGCGTGATGAACTGGCTTGGGTCCTGCTGGGGTGTCGTCACGCCGTACCTCTTTCGTTTATAGGCCTCGCTGAAGTGCTGCGTCGTACAAGCCCGCCAAGGCGCCTGTCATGTCCCCTGCCGCGAGGCCCGCAAGCAAGCTGGACAACTGGCCGGTTGCCGGGGGAGCTGCCGGACCCAAAACCTCAGGACCGCCCCCAGGCCCAAGCGGGGCTCCGTGAGTTACGTGCTCATCCGGGCGGGTGGACGGTGCGTCCAGGCCCACCACAGGGGGCATAGCTGGGCCAGCGCCCGCCATGGGGGCGCCAGCCTCCTGCTCTGTAAAGGCCTTGGCCTCGCCGTACTTAGCGTTGGGCAGGTCCCGAACAGGCTGACCAGGCCCACCGTCCGTGCGCTGCGACAGCGCGCCGGGACCACTCACTGGGGCCGGGTTGGCAGGGGCCATATAGCCCCCCACGCCGGCCACTAGACCAGCGCCGAGATGTCGTCGGGCACCGGCAAGCTGGCAACAGCCGCCTCAGCAAGCACCAGGTACGGTGCACATACAGCACGATGGTCAAAGCCGGCACTAAGTGCCTCAGCGGGAGAAGGAGGGTTGTCGGCCTCAAACGTTAGTACAACAATGTCTTTGCAAAAGCCGCACCGCAGGTTAAGCACCATGTGTCATCCCTCCTCAATCTCACTCACGTCGTACGGGATTCCGACCATATCGACCGCAGCCTGAATAACGGCCTCACGACCGGCCGTATCGGCAGCAACAGCCAGATCCACAGCAAGGAGTGCGACTTCGCGCATACGCTTGCGATTCCATCCAAGGCCGCGATACTCAACCTCAACCTCGCCAGTGACCATACGAAACCGCATAGCGCCTCCTTTTAGACAGGTGTCCGGCGCTGGATATTCGAGCCGGTAATTACTTGACCGTTACGCATGCCTGCCATAAGATTCATCAAGTCCGGGGGACCCTGATCCTGTCCCTCCGGGGACGGGGGGGAGCCGGGTGGCCCGCCAGGCCCTGGCTCCTCTACCCCTCCCTCAGCACCGGTCTCTGCCGGTGTTTCGGGCTCTGGGGCAAACACCTGAGCCGCTGCGTCTTCCAGGCTCTTGCCCTTAGAACGCAGACTAATGACCTGAGCAATCTTGGCCAGAGGACCGGACACGTCCTGCCCCTGCATGGCCATCTGCGGCAGTGCCGCGGCCAGGCCCTCAAAGCCCTGAAGTAGGGCCTTCTGCATGGCCTCCGTCTGGATGTGCCGGGACTCCATGTCCACGTCCACCGCAAACGGCATGTTGCGCTGCACTGTTGCGTTGGACAGCAGGTTGGCGCCAAGCAGCTGGAGCATTAGGACAACAGCCTGACCGGCCCCAAGGCCGGCAGCAAAGCCGTAGTCAACAGAGCAGGTGTAATTACCGGCAATGTCCTTGGCCGGTCGCCACGTTTCCACATAGCTCTCGCCAGAGAGCGTGCCCTGAATCTCCCGCTCAACGGAGCCAAAGTAAGCCTCGTCAATGCGGAAGGCCAGCGACGTGGCCTCAGCCAGCGCCTCGCCCAGCATAATCTGGGCAGCCTTAATCTGGCCGTCAAACGCGCCCATTAGCGCCTCAACACCGCGGCCAGTGACAACCGAGCCGGGGGCGTTGCCATCCCTGGCGCTGGGGTGCTTGGTGGCTACCCGCGTCTCGTCCTGCATCTGCTGCTCAACCGCGAAAGCGGCCTGGGGCACGTCCACCCCAACACGGCGGATGGGTGTCTCAGACTGCACGATCGCGTCCGGGCCAACCGGAAGCTCCTGCACGTCAAAGCCAACCTGGATGGGGGCGTGAACCGCCTTCTCCGTGGCCTCAATGAGGTACATGCGCATGCGGTTGCGGGCCAACTGAGGCCACACGGCGTCGTCATAGCGGCCGCGGTTCTCAGCGTCAAGCGAGTGGCGCTCTGCCACCGCAACGGGACACACGCCAATCTTGTTCTTGTACGAGGCAAGCGTGACCTGCTGGTCATCGCAGTGCACGTACAGAAGAATTATGTTGTCATCGCAGTAGCGGATAACTTCTAGCGTCTCGTCATCCGTGTTGGTGTACGCGTTGCGCGGGATCAAGCCGGGCACATCAGGGAACTGCGCGATCAGTTGACCGCGCTTCTCGTTCCAGCACCGCGCAAAGTGGGTGGTGCGGCCGTGGCGGTTCTTGAGGAAATAGGCGCCCACGCCATCCTCAACAAAGATGTGCGGGCTCTTGGCCTCAAAGTCGGGCTCAACGTAGAACGCGCTAAAGCCGTAGGTGTCGTACTGGTCCGCAGCCTTAAACATGTTGCGCTCAAGGCGGCTCTTGCGCCAGTACGAGTCGCCGCCCTTATTCTTTTTGGCACCGCGGTGCTTGTCCTTGTCGGTGCGCATAGCCCCGCTGGCGCAGTTAAGCGCGGGCAAGGGGGCAACCGAGTTGGCAAAGTCCTCAGCAGCGTTGGTGATGAAGTTGGCAACCACTGGCTTGGGGAACAGGTCACTAAATCCCGCGGGGTCAACCATCTCCAGGTCACCCGCTCGAACCCGGCGCATAAGATCCATACGGGCATCTCGTGAGCTGGCCTGCGCCTTCATCCACATAACACGATCGTGAATGCTCTTATCCAGCATCGGCCAGCCTCCTTTCCCGTAGCTCGGCCAGGTTGATTACCCGGCGGGTCTTGCCGTCCCGGGCACTCAAGAACCCGTTACTTAGGTGTGTGGGCAACTGCCCCTTGCCAATGCCCATAGCCTCGCGAGCGGCAATCACTGCAAACCAGAGTGCCATCACAAGGTCTGTCTTCTGCGCCGCGGGCGGCTTGGGCACCCACGTAATGAGCTGGGTAATAAGCTCGCCCGCAGCCTTAAGGTTGCGAGGGTTGGGGATATCGATCAGCGCCTTTTCGGAGTTACGCCGCCACGGGCCGGCCTCAGACTTGTCGGCGCCAGCCAGGAACATGGGTCCGAGGCTGAGCACGCCGTAGTCAGGGTCAGTCTTGTTGGTGCCGGTGTGGTGGGGGCGGAGCCGGACGCCCTTGGCCCGCAGTGGGCCGGTGATTTCTGGGTCCTGGCTGACGTAACGGTTCATCGCGTTGGTCTCAATGACCCACTCCTTAATGGAGTACTGGTCAGTGAGACGTCGGATGGTGGCCTGAACCTCGCTCGCGCTCATGTCACGCTTGTTGACGAGGTCCAGAATCCAGCAGCGGTGCGTGAGGCGGTCAGCGCCAAGAACTACAAAGGCGCTAAAGCCCGAGGCAGCAGGGTCGTACCCGGCGCACACGTACAGGCCGTCCATGCCACCGACGCGGTGACCTGGCGCCCCGTCCAGCATGTTGCCGTGAAAGCGGCGCCTGTTTACGGAACAGTCGACCACTTCGGGTGGGAAGGGTGCGCCGTCTGGAATGTTGGCCTGCATCTGGGTCAGCGACCACGCACGGGTGCTGTAGCGCGCCTTTTTCTTGGCTAGCCGCGGACCGGTCCACATGGGCTGACGCTCGCCAAACGTGTCGATGGTCTCGGGCCACAGGACCGTCCAGGTCTCCGGGCTACCGACACCTTCACCAAAGTCGAGCACCGCCGGCTGCGCGAGGTACGCGTAAGCCTGCTGATCGTCCTCATCGCTAATCTTGCGAATTTCGGAGTACAGGTCCACGGAACTGACGCGGGTGCCTAGGATAAGCATCTGGCCCCCGGTGGGGGGCAGCCGGGAGTCAACCTCCTGGTTGAGCCAGTTAAGCTGGCTCTCGTAGGCGCCAACGTTGGACAGCGTGACCGCGTCATCCAAAATGATCAGGTCCGCGCGGGCACCGTAAATCTGGCCGCCCATGCCAAGCGCCTGCACGGTGGGGTCCTTCTCGCCGTCAGATCGCCCGGCAACCCAGATCTCAGTCATTGTCCAGCTGGCGTCTGGGTCCTTCCAGCCACCGTCTGGCGCGTACTTGTCCTGCATGTCCGCGTACAGCGGGCTGGCAAGGCGCTGCTTAATGGCGCCAACAATGTCCTTGGCCAGTCCTTGGCTCTTGGACACAATAACAATCTTGACGTTAGGGTCCCGGGCAATGCGCCACACTGAGTAGTTAATGCTAAAGGAAACCGTCTTGGCGTGGCCGGTGGGCATATTGGCCATGGCCCGCGAGGGGTCGCCTGGCTCGAACGTCATTGACGGGTGAAGACTGCGAGGGGTGCGGCCCTCAAGCATGTCTAGAATGCGCAGCTGATGGTCGAACAAGGGCTGCTTGAGGTCTTCCCGGCAGAACGTCTCAAAGTCGGGAACCTCGCAGGCCTCGCCAGGCTGGCGGTCTTGCTGACCGCGAATGCGCCTGAGCGCATCGGCAAAGCTGGGGTCCTTCTTGCGCCATGACTCGTAGGTGCTATACGTGCGCCCTACCGCCTTGGCGGCATCCTCAGCCTTGGAGCCCTTCTGGATAAGCTCCAGCACTTTGCGCTGAGCGTCTTCCTTGCTAATGGCCTTGACCGAGCCCGGCCGGGCAGCCGAGCGAGAGTTGGGAGGATTGCTGGTGTTGGTCACAGCAACCCGCTTTCAGTTAGTCTTGGATGAGCTGGCCGTTAGGGGCCAGCCGAGTAAGCAGCACTTGGTTAGCCCAGGCCGCCTGGTACTCCGAGAGCGGGCCTTGTGCTGCGGGCTCCCGGACAATCAGCTTGGTACGTACCCCGTAGAGCGGGGCACCAGGCTTCACCCACATAGCGTCATTTGGCACGCGGTACTTGAGGCAGAGACGCTGGAACGTGTTGTAATCAGCGGCCACCACGATGGCAGACAGGTCTTCGTCCATGACGGCCTCCCTTAGACAGCAAAATGCCCTGCCCTCCCCAAACGGGAAGACAGGGCCAACTTGCTCAATCACCCGGACCAGCCGGAGCGGGTGTATGTTTCCATTTTGATGGCGCCACCACCTGACGCCCACGCGAGGACTACATAGACCCGGTTACTCGCGCGTCCCCCTAGCCACGGCTGATCAACACCCGCTAGGTCCCTCCCCCGCCGGGGAGCTAATACGTGTACGCAGGCGCCGTGTTGCACGGCTCCCCTTGGTCTTGGGGGCGTTCCACCTCGACCGCTCCGCGGGATCTATCAGCTATCAGTCCCGCCAACCTGCGAATCTTAATCGTCTAGCCGGCTGTGGGGCTGCCGCTAAGCTGCGCGCAATCCGCGCACCGCTCGGGTAGACGAAGCTTTGTGGTAGGCTGAGCCAGTGCCCAGCCTGTTGTGGTGCCAACCATGAGTACCGGTTGGCGGTCTTCCTCGGCCCGAAAACTGGCTGATGCCGTGAGGGCTGCGGGCGGTACGATCGAGAGGACCGGCGGGGGTCGCCTTCGGGTCACCGGTCCGTCCGGGACCGCCATCGTTCCTGAGCCCGGGCGGTCTACCGGAAACGACAAGCGCGCGATGGCGAACATACTTCGGACCATCGCGCGCAACACTGGCCTACCTCTGCCGTAGGCCAGCTACTTGTTAATCACTGCCCAGGCGAAGGGCAGGACAAAGCTGGCAAAGGAAAGCGAGAGCAGCGTAAGAACAACAGCGCGCTCAGTGATAGCAACTACGCCAGCGACACAGGCCAGGACTAGAGATACGACAAACCAAAAGGCCATTAAAACTTCCCGCCTGTCAAGAAGTGGAGAGCCAGCCAGCTCATAAACGCGAGTAGAGCGAAGCGCCTAAGGCGCCACTGCTTGCCGGGGCTCTTGATTGAGAACCAGAGCCATACGTGCGCGGACAAGGTTGCGCCCGGCACCTTAGTTCGCAGGGCCAGCCCTTCAAAGACCAGGAAGGCTACAATCCAGATTAGCCAGCCAAAGTCGTAGACCGTCACGCGCCCTCCAATTCGTACATCGCTGTTTCCCAGGACGTGCGGCTTTCGGGCCACGTCAATTCAAGGACCGGCTCTAGCAGGCCTTGGCTCACAAACCCCCGGGCCAGCGCAAAGCAGCACAGCTCGCAAAGGCTAAGACCCGCAGGCTCGTACGCCCACCGGATGGTGCCACTGCAAAGGCAGCCGTTATTGGCCCCAGTGAAGCAGGCCCAGCCACGACCACTCCGCACAATGGTAACCGGGCCACAGGACCGGCACTGGCCAGTGAGGGTGCCCATGTCTTTGTCCGTGACTTCATGCAGCCGAACCTTGCCCACTTGCTTACGTGACGCTTTTTCGTCGCGAGCGTGCGCTTTGGTGGGCTCCCGCTTACGCCACGACGATACCGCTTTACGGTTTGCCTGGGCACAGCGCCAGTAGGCGCCTTTCTTTGTTATGGGCGTATCGCCGCACTCACTACACGTACCGCGGCGAGTGACTGGATCCTTGATAAGCATGCGGTGGCTGGTCATGTTCTCATTATATACGAACTTAAGTATGGGCGCAAGCAAATGCCCAGGCCAAATGAGAATGAACGCATGACCACCCTCACCGTAGCCCGGGCATTTGCATCCGGGGCAAACCGGAACATGCTGCCGGCGGCGACCGGTTGGGTTGAGGGGTCCGGGGAGCTTCCCCGCGGCAGCGATCGCTACGCTAGCCCTGACCAGCTAAGGTGTCAACCCTCGCGCGTGCGCGGATCTTTAAACCCTTATGTGGTTCAAGCTTCCGCTTGAGCTACAGCTTGACCACGTTGTCTCAGTTGAGCGGCCTTAAGCCGCTCTCAAAGCGTCAGCCACCGAGCTGACGCTCTGTTTGCGCGCTCGCTGCGCTCGCTTTGCCTCTCTAAAACCTAATAGCCCTAGTCCCATCGCAAGGCTGACACACAACTGAAACCCCCGGGCGGGGGTGCCCGGGGGCTCAGCGAGCCCCACCGTGGGCGTGCTTGGGGCTCTTGCGGAGGACCGTCGGACCCCCCGGCCAGCTGCCGCCCTTCCGCAGCAGCTTGCGTTGCCAAG